GATGTCCCCCATGCTGACTCCTGGAGGAATAACGTATTCTTTTTGGTCTATTGAAGACCTCATAATGTAATTTCCCTTTGGATCTTGCCTAATTTGCAAGTTCGGGAAGTTTGCTTTCATGATCTGCACTGTTTCAGCAGGATTAGACACAAGTGTTCCCAATGCAGACTTGAATGATGCCATGCTCATTTGATTGAGTTCAGGCATCCCAGTCCACTCAGGCAATGTCTTGCTTTCTTCTGTGGTTCTTCTGGAACCAGTTATGGCTTCCCCAATTGACTCAAAAACCCCCTGCTTTTGGGATGCTGGAGCTTGTGTAGCAGTTGCCGGAGCCTCAAGCGCAGCAGCCCCACCACCTGCACGAATTGCAGCAACTTTTGCCTTTAGTTCTGGAGAGTCAGGAGAGACATCATCAGGAATGTCGCTGATGGTAATACCATCTTTGGTTGTGATCGAGTAGGCCATATCAGTAGCTCACTTGCACATTGCGTTGAGGATTTGCAGGGGGCTGCGCGTCTTGCGCAGTTGGCGCTTTCTCGGTTGGAGAATAAAAAATATTTTCAGTCTTCAAACCGTAGTCTTTGGAGATGCGCTCCAATCCTGTGCGAACTGTTTTCTCACCTTCAAGCGCGCTGTCATACAGGCCTTTTGCCTGCCCCTTGAATGAATCGCGCTGAGATGGGTTGAGACGTTGACCGCTTATAACTTTGTTGTAGAGATTTGTAATCCTGTCAGGCACGCCTGCTGCGTTTTGCGCCGTCGCAAATTCACCCTCTCGCACAACAGAACCAGGATCTAGCATCTTCATGTAGCCGAATATCAAAGATATATCACCAACCGCTGTGTTTTGAGAAGACAGCACGCGTCCATAAGCAGACTTTACTTCTTGGTAAGGTTTTGTCTGCGTAAGGTATTCTTTTCGAAGTTTATCTTCTAACTCAAACTTCTTTGTTGGGTCAACTCCGCCAGAGGCTTGAAGAGCCTTCAATTCAAGTGCGACTTTTTGGCTTTCAGCTCCAAGCTTATTTGTGGCTGCTAATGCCTGCTTTGTTTGTGCCTGTGTTAGGCCAAGGTCGGCAGCCTTCTTTTTAATATCAGCCTGAGCAATCTGTTCCGCATACTTTGCCTCAATCTTTGCCTTATCAGCGTTAGCGCGCGCCAGAGCCGTATCAGCAGCCGCTTTTTCTTCTGCATTTCTGGCGGTAGCTTGTGCTGACTTAGCATCTGCTATGGCTAGGTCTGCTTTTGCACGCGCCTCAACAAGTGCAGAAGGATGCAAAGCAGCTTCTCTTTGTTCTTGACCTGCCACCTTAGCAGCGTCAAGCATTTCTTTTCCGCCAGGCGTATTCATCACAAGCCTGTTGATAACTGACGACGCCGATTGAGGATTGAACTTAACAAGTTGCAACCATGTATCAAGTGCATTTGCCTGTTCCTCGTCTCCAGAATTGCGTGCTGCATCAATCCTGCCTTGCATGAGGTTGACGGCAGCATCTGTATTTCCAGAATCAATTGCTGCAAGAGATTGAGCCGCAAGAGTCAAATATCCTTTATTTCTTGCTGCCTCTTGTGCTGCAATCTGTTGCTGTTGAAGTTTTTGCCTTGCGAGTTCTCGCTGCTGCTGCATCTCTGCCATGCCAGCGCCGACCTTGAACCCGCCAAGCGCAGCCTCAAACGGACTCTGGACGTTGATCCTGTAATCAATTGGCTGAACCATCAGAAAATTCCCTTCCCGCCCATGGCTTTAGATCCAAAGTGCATCCCTGCAAACTGCATAGGCAAATTAAGTAAGCCAGAGTAAGCTTGTGCTTTTCCAAGCTCCGCACCAGCCTGGGCCGCGCCCTGTTGTGCCAATAGGCCGGCGATGCTTTCACCAGTACGCATTCCAGCAGTGCCTACACCAGCAGCAGATTGCTGCCCCAATGCCGTGAAGCCACCAAGCTTTGAATAACGATCCTCGAGCTGCTGTGCAAGCATCTGCGGCCTGAACTGAGCCAATGCGCCTTGGATGTCACCACCACGCAATCCGCCAGTGGCCGAGGCCCTCGCTAGCAATGCTTCCTCACCCTGCCTGGTCAATTCCTGGAACATGGGCGAGCCTTGCACCTGGGCAATTTGAGCGGCCTGTTCTTCAGGAGTAGTGAGTCCTAACATCGCTCGCTGCGCTTGCATTGCTGGAAGACCAGCCTCGACGTATGGTTTGAGCAGCTCTTGAAGCTTGTCGAATTGGCGCTGCTGTTCTTCAATGCCAGCCATCGAAGCCGCTGATTGAGCCTCAGCTCCTTTTTCCGCTGCCCTAGCCTGCATCGCTCCGCCAAGCAATGTGCTCCCACCTACTACCAACCCGGATATTGGATCAGGCATTTTTAAATTCCCTCATGTAATCTTCGAATTTTTCGCCGTACAGGTCCATCACGGATGGTGCCATTTTTATAGCAATCTCTGGCCCGTGGAAAATCTGGACGACAGCAAGAACCAAATCATAGTAACCAGCGCGCCAAACGAAAGACTTTTCATCGGCTTTGCCTGATCGCTCTGCGATGTCTGAAGCCTGCCACTTGAGGACCATCGTAGCCAGCAGTGGGGACAATGCATCCTGATTCAGTCGCCAAAACTTGTTCTGGTGCATTGCAACAAGCATATTCCAGATGGTCTTATCAAGCTCATGGCGCGTCACTTCGTCGCCGTCTGCAACGTCATCAAAAACCTGGATAGCTTGATAGATCATAAGCAGCCATTCAACGGCAGACGATGGCAACCCAAACGCCTTGGTCAGGTTGTCATGCAGCGATTGAATGGCGCTCATTTATCAATCTTCCTCTTGCTCTCGTTCTTCCCATGCTTGGCATGAGCGCAAATCGTGACATATAAAGTCGAACTTGTCACAGTAGCCACGGAAGCCCGCATCAACATCCCATTCGTTCCATGGAATGCGATCCATCTTCACCTGGGTCATGACAGAATTATCGTAGTATTCGCAATTCGAACACCTGCGCCGACGGGCTTCAGCCTCATCGACCTGCATGGCCTTGGACAGCGCCATCCAATAAGGCTTATTTGCTCCGCGCTCGTTGGTCGGTTTTTCTGGCCCGAGCATCCAGTCATCAATAACCGTCTTGGTGTTCTTTTTGTTCTCTGCTGCAGTGATGAATGGTTCCTCAACTGGAAGCCCTCCGAAGCGAGAGACAAAAATTTTAGGTAGCTTTGCGCCTTCCATGTTCTTCCCTTTAAGTGATCTCGCGCCCAGAAATGCGCAGAGTGAGTGCCGTGGCTGCGCTGGCAATGGTGCTGATGAATGCGCCAGGATCAAGTTCGTGACCAATCAACTCTGGGCAATTGTACGTCTCGCCAGGCACAACGGTTCGATCATCAATGATAAGGTTTGCATTGGTCGCAGACCCGCCAGACTGGATGAGGTTGACGCTGAATGAGCGGTTAACTGTGTCAGTGTTGGTCACGGTCGCCTTGTCGATCAGCGCCTTGCAAAGCGTCGCTGTGTATTGCGTTGTGTTGGTAGCCTCCATCTGCTTGGGGGCTACTAGAGTTTTAGGTGTGACTGTCATTATTGAATACCTCCGATGTTGTTTGAGACGGTGAGAATTATTGATGGTATGCCAGGATGAGGAGCAACAGCTCCAGACGCCAATAACTGAACGCCTAGATTGCTGACAGAAAACATCAATTCCACATAGTCTCCGGCCTTCAGGTCAAAAAAGTAATTAAGCGCAACAAAGATCTCGGCGTTGTTCCCTTGAACTCGTACCTGACTTGCCGAGTTTGTTACATCAACTCCATTGAGCCTAAACCACAAATAGAAAATTTCTGCTGTAGCAACTGTTGAATCTAGCTGAATGCTTGTCTGAAAATTGTAGATTCCATCTGTGTCAACATAAACACGCGAAGTCGGGGATCCAATATAAACCCCTCTACTCAGATCGGTTGTGTTAAATGTGATTGCTTTTGCAGTGTTGATAACCGTAGCCGTCTGAGTCGTTGTGTCGTAGAAAGATCCATATCTGGATCTTTTGAACTCCCGTGGAGGCGGGATCATCTGCAGGCCCTCAACATCCTTAGAAACCTTGTCAAGCAAAGTTAAAACGTGATTTGCCTTGTTCTCAATGAATGCTAAATCAATTGATGTTTGTTTCTGTAGGTTATCAATTTGTGATAATGCTTCTTCCGCCTTGATGTCAGCAACAGCGGCACCTATAGCAGAATCTTGAGCCAACTTCTGAACTAGATCAAGCGCAATATTTGCATTTGCCAAGGCTCCGCCAGCCTCAATAACTGTCCCATCTGTGATGTCTATTAGCTCATTTGTCGTTCTGAAAAGGTTCTCAAACTGCTTGACCTTCTCATGATCACTGAGAAACGATGCAAGCTGATCGCGAGTGAGACCGAGCTTTTTCGTTGCCATCAGTTCACCAGCCCTTCAATTTGAGCCTCAAGCCTCACGAATGAGACATGCGCTTGACTGTCGCCACGGAACCGCTGAATTCTCCAGCTCCTCATTGCGCCCTGTTGGAACCACACAAGCCGCTTCTTGGTGTCTCCGATGGTGCCAACTCTGATCTGTCTATCCTGGCTCCAGGATAGCCCATCCAACGAATAGCTCGTTGTGATGATTGGATTGGCACCGAGAGCCACACGGCCAGGCAATGAGACAAGTTCGAGGCGGTTAAATATTGCACCGTTGCTCTCGTTGTATACGATCATGGTACCAAACTCCCACCGCACAATCTGGCCCCAGTGCGTGCTAATGGTGTCGATAAGATAACCAACACTTGATGACTGAGGGTCACCTACCAGCCAGCGATCATAGGCCCATACCATGTTTCTGGCCCGATACTGGCTAAACCCATTCGTCGAGGTTGTCAGCGTGAACCACACGGCTTGCTCTAGCTCTTGCGAGGCAGCTCCATCGTAGACAACCGTTCGATCAGGCAGATGAATATATAGCTGCTGATGAGCTTTGTCGTTGCGAGCCTCTAGTTTCACCCTGGACAATTGATCCTCAGTGTAGTTCAGCAAAATATCGTCAATCTCTTGAGTGCTGATCTTCTGAGCTTGTGCGTTTGCTCCAAGATAGATGCCGGGAGCCTCGTTACGCCCACTGCCAAGGAACGCAATCATCTCAAGATAGACACAACACGCATGGGTGCCGATAACGCCCTTGGTGATCTGTGCGCCATCAATCCGAGAGAATGGAAAGAAGTCACCGCCGACATTGTCGAACACCTCAATGGTGTTACGGTTTAGCGCATAGACCTCATTCCGCAGCTTCAACACGGCCAGCAATGGATCTGGATCTACTTCAGATGATCCATATTTCAGCGGGTTGACCTGGGTAGGGTCAGTCAGCTCCGTGACAACCAGGCTTGTGCCATCAGTCGTCATGAAGTAGCCATCGACGAAAACGACATCAAGAACAACGCCGAGGTCTGGGTCAGTAACTTGGGTTAATGCTCCATTCCAATAATACAAACGGCCACCTGATACAATGGCCAGTCGGTCGAAGCTGTAATCGAACGTGACTAGGCTATCAACAGGCCCTCCAACGTCGCCGAGTACGGTCACAGCCCCATTGCTGGCTACGGTCACAAGCTTGGTGCCCATGACACGATAGCATGTGCCACTCCAATTGATCCCACCTCGATCAACCCCAGGCCCTGTTCCATTGGACACGATGCCATCAGCAGGCCGCAGGAATCCTGCACCGATGCCGCTATTCTTCGGCACAGGAACAAGGTTCACAGGGTAAGACGTGCGTAGGTCTGGCCCGTTGTCTGAATAGATTCCGCTAAGGATTGGGATTTGCATTCAGTTCACCACTTAACCTTGTTGGCCCAAAAAGCTGCACTCATCTTGCCTTTGGCAATGTTTTCAGAATGTCTGGCTTTGAATGATTCTCGACGCGCCTTGTCTGCTGCGCTTTCACCCTCACGCTTCGGTGAGCCGCTAACCCCCTGCTGACCAAAGCGAATAGTTTTCACTTGGTCTCCAGACTTCGCCACAACGACGTGAGACTTCGTTGGGTGATTAGGAGTGCGCTTGGGCTTGTTATAGCCTTCGACGCCAGCACGTTTTAAGCGTGAATCTGTTTTCAAGATTGACTCCAATCGCCCGGCACTTAGGCCGGGCTTTCATCACTCAATGTGGATACATGTCAAGGATCATGTCTTTGATTTGATTGTCTGAAGCATCCTCAGGCAATGGCAAAGCATATGAACCAATCAATGTACCAATCGCATTTTCTACTGACGCAACAACGTGTAAAACTTCGTCTGAGTAGGTCTTACTCTGAATTTTTACGAGAATCATGGTGCAGCGTATCCTTGAGCGTTGAAGTAAACAGCACCAGCACCAGAGGCAGTCAGAGTGACCACTTCGAGCAACGTGTTAGCAGTACCTTTGAGCGGATTTGGGAAGTAAATGGTTGTCGTCGATAGACCTGTTGTCGGGATCTTAGTGCGCCAGATGACAGTACCAGCCGCACCGTCACGAATAGCCAGTTCAGTGGCAGTCGTCAGCGTTTCAGCCATCACTTGAATGCTAGTGATGTAGTTCCGAATGCCTGCGCCGCCAACCGCTTTAATCGTCACTGCCGTGGTCGTATTCAGAATGCCCGCCGCTGCCGCAGCGTAAGACCATTCGCCTTCAGGGATGCTATATGGCTTTGTAACCGGGACACCAATCAGTGTGCCAATTGCCTGCTGTTGACGTGCAGTGGTGCCAGCCGCCGGGTTAGCAGAAACACCAACAATCGAGGTCAAAACAGGGTTTGGGACCGTCGTTGCGTTATTGGCCGTGGTTCCTGCGACACCTGCTGAAGTGACTGTTGAAACAGTGGTAACGGTACCGCCCTGGATCGCCACAGGAACAGCAGCGCCAAGATCACCAGAAGGACGGGCCAGCAACTCAACTCGCTCACGCTCATAGTCAAACACGCGAACAAACGAGATCCGCAAGTCTGTGCGCTTGATGACGCCGCCACCGCAGTTTGTGGCTCCGAAATCAGCAGGCAGCGTCAGGCTTCCTGCGTATGGCAAGACGAGGGTAAGTGAAGTAGTTGCAGAGTTTGCAACCTTCCATGCCCCATCAACTCCAAGGGTAGCGCCAGTCGTGTTGTCACGAACTCCAACTAGATTTACCAAGTCGCCGATAGACAAGCCTGCCCAGTTGGTGTTACCTGTGACCAGCAATTGCCGCGTACCATCTGCGAGGGTAGAGAGCGTGACAGCTTGAGCAACAACCGCATTCGCACCCAGCGCCGACATCAAGTTGCCGCCCTGAACCTTCGCAACATAACCGCCGTAGCTCGTCACGGTGCCAGCCGTACCGATGACAATTGTGAACGTCACCGAGTCAACAACCGAGGCCACTGCCGTTGCAGTCAGCAAGTTCGGGAATTCAGTGGCACCCTGCGCGCGAATCCCGTACACAACAACGGGATCAGTCGCAACCAAACCGTGAGGACGATCAGTCGTAATCGTTGCAGTCGTCGTGCCAGTCTTAACTGCCGAGACAATCTGTGCGTTGGGGACAGTCAGCGATTTGTTGTTGGTGCAGCGAATCCGGACTTTGTAGGTCGCGCTAGGGTCAGGACAGACTTGGGTGCGCAACAAGCGTGACGTGGTTTGCGCCACTGCATCAACAGCTCCATCAGCCCATTGGGTTCTATCAGCCTGGACAAACAACCTATATTCGGTCGTTGGGCTGAATGCGTACTGGTAAGCAACGTTTACAAGTTGAACTGATGCAGTGGTTCCAACGGTTACAGAGTGGTTGCCAGCAATCGTTCCGGACGGCAGTGCATCACCAGCTTCTGAACGGATATACAGGCTGGCCTGCGTAACGGTCGCTTGCTCAAAAATCTGAGCAATTCCGTTCTGTGCGCGACCAAGACGCTCACGGAAATATACGAATCCTTTAGCCCCGGCAGGGTTGGTGATCGTCTGTGATGCAATCGTTCCGCCAGGGCCTGCCGTAGCTGTGAACTGGTTTGGCGTAACGACGGTCGCAACAACTAGCGCCGGGTAATTTGCCAACAGGTTGGAGCAATCACGAACGCCGATACTCTTGCCAACGCTCAACCCGTGGGGCGTAACAGTATCAATAGTCAGCACCGTGGTGGCTTGACTGATTGCGCTGATTTCAATGTCTGACACGTCTGGCAACGGTGCGCCAGTATCAACCATCTCAATAGAGAACTCTTGGCCGAGAGTTCGCTGAGACATGCTTGCGCCAATGGCGGCTTCAATTGGCAACGAAACTCGGCCAATTGACGTAATTGCAGTCTCAGTTCCAGCCGTTAGCGGATCTTTTGAGATGACAAGATATGAAGCAGCAGCCGCGTTGCCGTCAACATAGACAAGATCGCCAGAGGCTTTGCTCTCCGTCCACTTCCCACCGTTAACGGGGTCGTAAGTCTCGAAAGCCTCACGAAACTTGTTGGTCATATTCTGAGAGATTGAAGTAATAACTTCAGAATAGGTACCGTCCAACATATCGACATTGCGTCTTGCAACATCGTTATAACTCTTGATGATGTCAGCCATTCTCACTCCCCCGGAGAATTAAAGTTAAGAAATACGGTACCACGAATTCGTGGACTGTACGAAGCGCATTCTAAAAAATGCGTTTGCTGCGAGCGTTGTAGGCGCTCCGAATGCTGCAGTTGCGCCATTCAGTGCCAACGTGAACGTAGTGATGATCTGGGTCGTTGTGACCAGAATTTCAGTGCCGTTGGGCGTTGTCGTGTTCAGTGGCAACGTTACCGTCCCGGCTGCTAGCGTGCCGGTAGGTTGGATCAGAATCCATTGCGGGCCGGTAGGCGTAGGCACTGCAATGTTGAACCCGGTGCCAGGCGTATAAACGTTCGTGGCTACCGTAGGGCTTGCAAAAGTCTGCTCAAAGTAATCGAGCAGGGTACCGATAGAAACGCGCCGAGCATCGCCGTTGTTCGGACTGTAGACGGGCAATTGCTCACCCGATGAAATGCTGGACATCAACGGCAATTGATTGATCTGAGCCATATTTACCCCTCAATTGAATTCTAGTGGCCCATCAGGGCCAACGGTAACCGGATCGACTGGTGGCCGAATGAATGGACCATCGTAAACGCGCCAGGGCTTGTTTCCAGCGCCAGACGGCAATGAACCTGGGAGCTGCTGCTGTGGTGGCACAGTGGCCCGCTGCAGCAGTACGTCATAACCTTGTTTGGCCGATGCCTTTGTCTCGATTGCGACTTGCTTGCCGTAGCTCGGTGCGAGCCGGATGGCAAGGTTGAGAATCACGGCTTCATTCGCAGAATCAGGAACGTTTGACTCCTCGTCGAGATCGCTATCTTGAGGGCTGGATGGCAACGGATAGCCGAGGCGAATGCCCTTGCCGTTCCAGTCAGCCATCAACGCATCAAGACGACGCAGCGCCGATTGGAGCTGCTCAGGCTGCAGGTCAAACACGTATGACGCCAGCCCGATTTCTTCCAGTGCTGCAGTCACGAACTGGCGTTTTGTGTATCCCATCACTTGCCCCCGATGGCTTCTTCAATACGTTTCAATAACAGCGCGTCAGTAGTGCGCCCATCAAACTTGATCCCAAGCTCACGGGCTTTCAGTTCCAACTCCTCGCGCGTCACTGGCGAATCATCCACTGATTCTGTGGAATCGTCCACAGATTTTGATGGATTCAGGAGTGCATCCACGGCCGTGATCAGGCTTTCACTCCATCCATCGGCCAGCAGATGCTCAAGTTGTTTTGAGTCTTCAGCGACGGCAGAACTATATGTGGTTCCAGTTGGCCCAAAATTGGCACCTGGGCAACGATAGACAAAAACAGGGAACTCCATCACTTGCCTTTTTTGGACGGTGCCTTGCTAGGCTTGCCTGCCTTCGTCGCAGCAGTGCGAGCGGTAGACAGAGCAATCGCCACAGCTTGTTTTTGTGGCTTACCAGCCTTCATTTCCTTAGAAATGTTGGAGCTGATCGTCTTCTGGCTATAACCTTTTTTGAGCGGCATTTCACTTGCTCCAGTAAGAAGCCCGAGGATCGCTCCCCGGGCCAGGTTTACAGCTTAGGAAATACGATAAACAACAAACGTATCAGCAGCAGTCTTGCGCACGCGGAAGCGAGCTGCAGCGCCGGAGGTGCCAGCGGTAGCAGGTGCGCCAACGATGGTCACGTTAGTGTTAACGGTGATCGTAAGAGCAAAAGCAGCCAGGGTCACAACAGAGAAGTCGAAGCTATCACCAATTGCGAACTCGGAAGCCGCATCAAGAGCCGCGCCGGTTGGCAATTGAATGTTGCGGCCAGCGGTAGGCGTAGCAGTCACGATGCCGCTCAAAAGAGCGGCAGGAGTGAAGGCCATGGAACCGCCGTCAGCGATGTTGGTAGGATCGCCTTGGACTTGATTGTTAAGACGGCCTTGCTGCACCTGGGGAGACGTGCCAACTTCGAAATAAACTTGTTGGCTGCCAGTCGATTCAACAACGATGGTTGCGCCAGAGGCATATGGACCAAAAACGGTTTGGCCATTGCGAACAGTGCCGATCAAGGTAGTTTGGTCGGGGTAGTTCGGAAACCCGATGGTGCGGGAAACCTGGGCTTCGCCAGGGGTGAACACGGCAATAGATTCATTGGCCGGGATGATAACGGTAGCTTCGCCGTTCACTGCGATGACGTTAGACATGATTTTCCTTTCTGAATTTTGAAAAGGCCGGGATGACCCGGCCCGTTATATCTTAGGTCTGCGAGAACATGATCACGCCGGACATCTCTGGCTGCTTGTTCACAACGCCGAACAGAGTATCCAGACGATACTTGGTCTTCATGGTGTTGATGTCGTATTGCTTCTGCATGACCAGTTCGATACCTTGGTCGGTGGAAGCACGCATCACAGCAGCGCCAGCGTCAGAAGGAACAGCATAGCGGCCAGGCAGGATCTCGAGCGAATCACGCTGCCAGAACGGGTTCACAAAGTTGCTGACAGTGTTCAGGAACACGATAGCAGCATTGGAAGCCGTGGTGGTTGCAACACAGTTCTGATACTGGACTTCAGCATCGGTGCCACCTTGAGCGGTAATCAGAGGGGGGCTGATGACCAGGGTGGTAGAGCTGGGCACAGAGATGACGCGGAAGGTCTTCAACTGGCCGGTATCGCCCTTGGTGATGTGATGCACAGCATTGATGCCAGCAATGGTGAACGCATCACCAGCGGCGACGTTGGTCGTGCTGGAAATGGTGATCGTCTGGAAACGGTTATCAACGTTCGAGGTTTCACCGGTAGCAGCGACCGAGGTGGCCTTAGGAACGTAGTAATTGCCAGCAGAAGCGCGAGTATCAACGGTCAGACCTGCACCGCCAGCAGCTGCAGCCTTGCGGTTAGCGTAGTCAAACTTATACGTGCCGAAGCTTGCCATCTCGCCGACGAATGCCTTGCGCAGTGCGCGATCACTGATCTCGTTACCGAAAGAGCGGGAAGCTTTCGAAAGGTCGTTAGCCATGCCGTTGTAATCACGGGTGGACAGGGCAAGGAAACGATCGTAAGAAGGAACGCCTTGCTCGTTCATGATGGCTTCGCACTGGGCGACGTCATCAAAGCCGGAAGCAGCAGAAGTGCGCTTCACGAACAGGGTGCCTTGATTGGCGGCCACGTTCATGATTGCCACGTTGATGTCAGAAGCCAGCTTTTGCTTGGCAGCGTCACCGAGGCGACCCTCTTGCAGGCTGTCACGCAATTCGGTAGCAGTCATGACCCATGGGACAGACTTGCTAAAACCGATGGTGGCAGGCACAGACAGTTGGGTGAAGTCGTCGAAGTTTGAAGACATGTCGGTGCCACTGTACGAGGTAGCAATGTATGGTTGTGGGCGCCAAATGATGTTATTGGTGCGCTCCATCATCGTCTGATCGGTACTATAGACAGCGACGTTTTTGCTCAAAACCAGAGCATCCTGAAAGCCTTCGAGGATGTCCTCAAACGCGACCCGTTCCTCTTTCGAAAATGAATTAGCCATGATATTTCCTTAAGTTTAGTTGCGCTTCTGCCGACGATATTCCATGACCTTTGTATAGTCACCAGTTCGTTCAGCCTCTGCACGTAGCCTATTGAGTGTTGAATCAACCGACGCCGAAGATACTACACGTCCAGAATTCTGAACGATTTTCTCCGGTGCCGGAGCTGACTTGCGATTGCTTACTTTCAAATCTTTCTCCAGTCGTGCAACCGCGAAAGCAAATTCCACAGGATCACTGAGTTTTGCAAGTTCTGCGGCCTTTTTTGGGTTCTTCCCAAGAGCGTAAACAAGCAGAGCAGGATTATTCGCACCGCGAACAATGATGCCTTGCTGTGTCACATTAAAGAGTTCTTGAGCAGTGGCTTCCGCATCTTCGTAATCCTTTACTTTTAGCTCTGCCTTGTTTCTTGAATAGGCTTCTAACCTATCCTTCCACACCTTATCTTGATCGGCCTGTTGCTGCCGAACCTTCTCAGACTCAAGTTCGAATTTACGTTTCTGCTCGTGCCATTCCTCCAGCTTTTGCTCGTACAAATCCGCGTCGTAATCAAAGTGTTCTAGTTTCGGCTTCGGCCCTGGTTCACCGATTTTTTGCTCAGGTTTTTGGAAACTTTCAAGCCTTGATTGCAGCTCACGGTTTTGACGTTGCAAATCTCTATGCGACTTCCTTAGCTCTCGCACCCATTCAGGTGCTTTCGTTTGCTCAACTTCCTGGGGTGGCGATTCCCCATCAATCGAAACAACAACCTCGTCCTCCGCCTCTTGATCGTCTTGAGCTTCAGATTCCTCAATAACTTCTGAGGTTTCCTCCGCAACATCTTCAACAATCTCAAGTTCTTCGGACTGGATGTCTTCCGTATCGTCTGCCTGTTTCATTTTTGATCCCAAACTCACCCAAAATAGGCTGGGTGGATGCCTTTACATAATTCTGAGCCTATTGTAACGGATTGACAATAGGCATTCCTTGTGGTTCAGGAATAACGTTTTGCTGCGATACCTGAGCCGCGTTGATTGCAATATCCTGCTCTGCAATCCCAGCCTTGGCCATCGTTTCAGCCGTCTTAGCCCGCGACAGTTCAGCGTCTGCAATCGTCTTGACGGTATCCGCCCTAGCCTTGGCAGCCTTCGCCGTTGCTTCTTCTGCTGCGGCCTGCAGGAAGATTGCATTCGGATCTTGACGACCTTGGGCCTCGGCCTGCATCTCTTGCGCTTCTTGGTCAGTGGGCTTGATAACGCCAGCGCGAACCATCTGCTTGCGGAAATATTCGCGGATGTCGCTGATTCCCTCGCCTTCCATGTTCATCAGCGCCATGGATTGCAGGATCTGTTTTGTCTGTGGGTCGTCAGTAATCGCCAGCATCCCGGTTAGCGCCTTGACCATAGCGGCCCGTTTGCTTTGGCTGCTCGGGCCAACATCAACGTCCACATCGAAATTAGCCGAGGTCAAATCGTTTTCAAGCTCGACCGCTCCAGTCTCACCGATAATCGGCCGCATCATCTCGATCTGTGACGTCTTGCCTTCAGGAGAGACCGTTTTCATCTTGCGGCCTTCCTCGACGTAGATTTCTTTGGCCATCGAGAGCCATATTTCACCGCTACGCCGCTGGCCCTTGGCAAAGTTCGACATGTAGATGTAGGCCTGCATGTCAAGACGCTGCTGGATCATCTCCACGGCTTCGCCGCTGATGTTCGAGACGACCTTATCAGCACCAGCCTGATTGCCTAGGATCTCCTGCATATCCTGTTCGGTAATCTGTAGCAGTGCGGCCATGGCCGGAGGAACCTGGGGAGGCTTGGTATATGCCACCGGGCCGCCGATCTGTTGGGAGCCATCTGGACCCGTGATCGGATTTACCAGCAAATACGGATAGTCCTTGAGGTTATCCTCGGCCCACATCATTTGATGGCCTGCAACCTGCTCCGGGGTCATGATCGGCTTTTCAACGCTAGACAGTGCGCTGATCTCGCCGAGCTTTGAGAGCTGCATGTTCTTCAGCCGCTGGGCATCCTTGGCCAGCCTAACGTGACCCATGCATCGTTCGATGTTGTCCACGAACCAGCGCTTGCCATACACGGGAACGATTGGGATGCAATTGCCTGCAATGTAGCCAGCATCCTCAAGCACTCGGCCACCGCTCATGATGTACTTATGCACACGCTTGCGCTTGATCTTGCGCTGCCTGACCTCACGAGTGCCAATGGCTGCAAGTGTGTTCTCTAGCTCTGTATCGTTCTCAAAATCGGCTTCACGGTATTTTTCTTCAGTGCCATCAATAGATTGAAAGATCCGCAGGGTCTCGGATACTTCCTCAACCTCATAGTATTCGGCCACGTAAACAACATCCGGGGTACACCAGTCAAACTCAAACTGGTGAATGATCTTCGGCCAATCTGACGGATTGTCATCCCACATGTCTCTGTAGGATTCACGAGTCATCGAGGTGATGACGTAGCAGTGCTTTGCGTCGCCCTTGTCTTGCCGCTTTGCATTCAGGTCAAAGAACACAGAGCTATCAGCATCAAAGATAGGCTCGATTTTGATCCGCTGACGCTCGTTATCCTCATCCGACTCGTCTTCGTACACAGTGCGAAGGCGCCAAGCACCGAAGCCACCGGCAACAGCTTCTTCGAATGCATTGTCGTAGGCCTCCTCGGCCACAGAGTCTTTCTCATCTGCCCTGAACAGTCCGTCGCAGACATCGGCTAGGCTCTGCTCCTGGTCGTCCTTGCTGACGTAATCAACCGTAATTCGATTGTTCCGATACTCGTTGATGATGCGAATGACGGCCAGGTGAACCTTGTTTACCTCGAACTTAGGTTTGTTCTCGTAGATGTCCTGGAGCGGCCCCTCCCACTGAGCCCCAGCCAGCGAATAGAAACGCCGATCCTGCAGGCATTGCAGCCGCTCATCTCGCAGCGCCGATTGAATATCATTAAACTGCCTGAGAGCCCGCTGATGTAATTCAGCAAGCCGCTGTTCTTTTGACATGCGTGCCATAAATCGCCCCTTTTGGCAAGTTTACCATTTGTTCATGCTCGGGATGGGCACGAAATTAGTTGGTCTCTGAACAACCGCAGCCCGTCGCACCCCCTCGCAAGCGTACCGCAGCGCGTCGATAACGTGATTCTTTTTATCCTGAAGGATCGGCAGAACCTTCCCCGTCAGCGGATCTGTTTTAAAGCTGTAAAAAGTCAGCTCGTCGATTGTGTGAGTGCATCGAGGGTGAACAACAATGTCATAGGATTTAAGCCACTCGATACCCTCCTCGACAGACTTGGCTCCTTTGACTGCAGGCATGATCTTCGGGAAACCGTTTTTACGGAGATGGCTAATCGTCTCGGGCCTCGATGAGTCAGCAACCATCGGCCACCGCTCGGAGTCTGGTACTGTATGAAATAGGCTCGGTGTGTCGACGATCTCACAGCCTACTTGATACGCCTCATGGTCAATGTAGAGCGTGCGGCCAACGATATGACAGCGCACTAGAACGGTCGGATCGGTGGCAAATCCCCAGTCAGCGCCGAGTCGGTGAATCGCATCTGCGGAAGCCTCAAAGTCTTCAATCCGCCAATTCTTGAACACGCGAGAACTGCTGTTCTGAACGTATCCGCCTCGCCAAACGTGGGCATATTTGTCAGGATCGCGGCCTCTGTCGTATTCCATCTCGGCCCGCAAAACGTCCGGGAACCACGGGTTGTCCGAGTAGTTGACTTCAATGACCTTGGCGCTCGGTGGTGGATTCTCGCCACGTAGCAGGGAATCAACCGGGTCTGTAGATTGTGACGGGTTCCATGTGAACCAGAGTTCAGAGCCGGGCTTGCGGATTGTTGGGCGGAGTAGATCCAGGCTTCGCTGCGACAGGCTTTGAGCTTCCTCTACCCATGCGCAGTCGTATCCTTCCAGCGATTTGATAGAGTCAGCCGTGTGATTCTGCATCCCCTGGAAGATGATCGCCCCGTCGCCCTTCTTTGACTTGATGACGGCTTCCTGCACCTCGAAGTAGGCGCCAGCATTCATAGCTTCAATTTTGTTCTCTAGCAATCGTTTGACCGACTGAGCCAGAGATTTCTGAACCTCACGAACGCACACGCTTCGACGTTTCTGATCAAGCAGGTGAGACTCAATCAGCATCTCTGCGAAGAAATGCGACTTGCCCGAGCCTCGTCCTCCGTGTGCGCCTTTGTATCGAGCGGGATCAAGTAGCGGGACGGCCCAGGCTGGGGTCTGGAGTTGCAGCTTACTCATTCGGCTTCAGAATGACGCGCTCAATCGTTTTAATCTCCAGCGGCCCACCGTCTGCCCCAGTGTGCTCAGTGCGATCGGAGTAGACCCGCTTACGATTGCCCTTCAAGATCAGTGCAAGTAGCTGATCGCTGTACATACGCTGCTCGCCGACTTTAGCGCCCTGATACCAAACATCCTGCTCGTATCCCTGTACAGCGCGCCTGTAAGCCTCTGCCTCGGCTTTGTCAATGCCTTCCTCGATTGCATCGTCCCATTCCTCGGAGAATTCCGGGTCGGCCCGTTTATTCCGCCAAGCATTGACGCGGCTGATGCCGGCGGCCTTCGCTGCGTGAGAAATGATCGGGCTTTCCCGAAGATGCTCAAGAAAAATTTTCTTCCAGTCGTATTCTTTGCTGGCCATGATTTCCTGCCTCTGTAGTGGCGCAATCTTGATTGTATCAACGATCTGTGCTAGTCAATAGTTCTCACACTCTGTTGTGAAAAAAGTGTTGACACAGACGCTAGACATACGCTACATTTACATCACTGCGCGACATGACTGACAGACGGCGCAGCAACCAACCAGGAGATAGAACATGTTTACCAGCCAATACGACGAACACATCGCCAGCCAGCCAGACGACAGCCGCTGGGACGGATTCGATCGTGGTGACACGGATTTTCAAGAGCAACAAGGGTCTTGCGTCATCGGACGCATGACCAGCGAAAGTGGTTCCAAAGTGGTCATCACCGAACATTGGTTTGATGGCCGCTCAGGAGCATGGTCTAACTACACGGTTTCAATTGACGGAGCCCTAGTGCATGACACCGATGACCGAGCCAACGCCATCACCGTAGCTCGCTGGTGGATGGCTGGATGCCCAGCCTAACCCACAACCCAGGGGCTCCGGCCCCAGCAACCTAATATGAGAGAACACCATGAACCGCATTGAAAAAATCATCGCCGCACTCACAACCGCTGCTAAAGACCCTGCAGTTACGAATAAACAGGCATGGGACGAATTCATCGACCCAGACGCAACCACCCCATTCGACTCCATCAGTGAAGGGGAGCGGATTGTCTACGTCGCCGCAATGTCAGTTGATGAGTGCCTGCTCGATGGAGAGATGGACGAACTGATCCGCAACGTCTAACCACCGGGGCTTCGGCCCCTTCAATGAAAGCACACCATGAAACGTCGCACCCCCCGTCAAATCCTCGCCGATCTGGCCTTTGCAATCGTCCTCGGCGCCTCATTCGGCGTTGTCTTCGGGCTCTACTTCTAAAACGGCCTCAGAGCCGTTTTTTTTGGTCGGTACATGTCTAGGTAGCAGACTTCCCAAAAAAACGCTCCTATGGCCCTCTAAACTCGTCAGAACATGCCTCAAACCAGAACAGCACACCTCCTGGCCCTCCTCAAGGACGGCCACCCCTTCAGGATCGCCGTGATCCTCACAGGCCACTTTTTTAACGTCCCGGTCCACGTGATCGAGAGGGAGTTTTACCGATGAACTTTTGCCCGAAGTGCGAAGCACCCGCCCGAGTTCTAGAAAAACGCTGGAGCCAAAAAAAAGCCTGCACCCGTCGTCGACTTGGTTGTCCATCTTGCGGTTATAGATTCTCAATATTCGGGGATATTATGATTCCACAAATAGATAATCAATTAGATTCAGAAGGAATGCCACGATATACAGAAACCATCCAAACCCTCGAGGCTCTAGTACGATCCGCCGGAGGTTGCGCCACCATCGACCAAGTCGCCGTCGTCAAGGCATGGCGTTTAATTGACCGTTATAACGCCATTATTAACGGTAAATAATAAGGTCTACCATCCTCCACATTCAGCCCGCCGCGTGCGGGCTTTTCTTTTATTTCCACCACATCCGTCAAAACTGGAACCCGATCCGGGTCAATGTGGCCAGGAAGGCCATCCCACCAGCCTACGCCAACCTCAACCCCCCCAACCTCAATAAATGTCTTTTTCATCATCACCTCATCAAATTTTCCATGCAACGCAACAGCCCCACAAACATAGCGCAACAACGCAACTACCCTAAAGGGTAGTAGTTGCGTTTTGTTGCGCTAAAATGTTAGTCTTGTCACAAACGCAACTAAAAAAAAGTTGCGCAACAGTTGCGTTTTGTTGCGCTACTTTTCCCCCCACTTTTATGCCCTCAAAAGCATGGCGGATGCTTGAACGGTGTCCAAAACGATCCACCCGTGTTCGTAAGAGTCGATGACCTGGGCGATCAAAAGCTCCCCGATCGGCTTCCCTTTTGACGATGGCCGGACGTAGATCGAAGCTGATGCTTCGGTTAATTCAAGGGTATCCATCAGATATTGGATAAACCCTGCCCTGCTCAAGTACGGCTGCCCTGCTCTGGTCTCTTTCCCTGCTGATTCCCAAGCATTCTGGAATAGCTTTATATGTTTAGTTAACTTATTATCTCTTTTATCGGATATTGGTTTATCGACTATTTCAATAATGGCACTGGTGACCTGTTCATCGTCCTCGTCGATCCATCCGTTGATCTCCACGGTGCGAAGCTGGGCGTATATGTCTGGCGCAATTTCTGAGTCCTTGGCTTTGCGCTGGACGATCTGCATCGGAGCTTCGTCTTTTGCGGGAATGATGCTTACCTCGATGTCGAGGGCTCCTCTCCATGCTGATGACCCTCTGGCTCGGTGCTGAGCTTCTTCGCTGACGCCGGTGTGATGGACTAGCAAAACGGAGCAGTTAAATTCCCGCATGAGTTGCGCACATGCGTCGAGCATTGTTTTAGCGTCCTGGGCGCTGTTTTCGTCGCCGGATAGGAATCGGTGCAGGGTGTCAATGACAATTAGGTCGGGAGGATCGGGGAGCTGCTTGAGGTGGGTGGAGGTGGACAAATAGCCATCTGGCGTATTGAGGTCACAACCGGAGCGGCTGAGCCACATTGATAGACTGCCTGCGGAGTGGTGCTGCTTCCATGCTGCTATTCGAGCCCTTAGACCGTGGTGGCCTTCGCCTGCCAGGTAGACTATTTTTGAGGGCTTGACTCGGTGGCCTGCCCACTCTGTCATACCGCTGGCTAATCTCAGGCACCAGTCTAGGACCACGAACGTCTTACCGCCGCCAGAGGGACCGTGGATCATGATGAGAGCGTCGGATTGCAGCCAGCCCTTGATCAGCCATTTGATTGGGGCGGGCTTCTGGCAATAATCGTCCGCAGGAATGAGCCAGGACTCTTGAGGGGGGTTGAGCAGTAGGGCCAAATTGTGTCCAGCCTGGGCGTAGTCGTTTGCGTCGCCTTCGACCGGGGGCATGATGTATGTGACCCCGAATTTGGCGCAGGCTTGTTCAGCGTGACGCTGGCCTACCCCGCTCTTATCGTTATCGGCGACTATGACGATCTTCTGGCCTGGGTGCATCTCTACCAAGCTGCCCGTGACGGGGATCAGGTTTGATGCACTGTATGCAACGACACAGGGGCGACCGGTTGTCTCGTGAATCGTGGCAGCGGTGGCGAAGCCTTCGGCGATGTACAGCACGCCCGGGTGGTCGAGGGTGCCGATGATCCAGAAGCGGCCACCGGTCTGTCCGCCGGTGTGGTACAGCTTCCCGCCGTCTTCACTTATGTATTGCAGGCTGGATAGCTCACCATCCTCGCTAAAGAGAGGCACCATCAAACGACCATCACCTGTCACTCGGGCGCCGTGGGGTTGGACTCCCTTGCGCTTCAGGTAGGGATGATCTGGGCTGGCCTGGGCGCCGTCTCGCCAAATTGTTTCTACTGTGCTGGCTGCCACGGAACGATCCCGCTCTATTTCCTCGTCTCTCATGCGCTTTGCCGCATTGATCCGGGCAATGTGGGCCATCTCTTCGGCGGGGGTCCATCGCTTTTTACCGATGTCAGCTTTGACCGTCTGAGTGAGATTGGCCCGCCAGCACCCAAAAGTCAGGCATGGGATTCCGTCAAAATGCCCGACGTACCAGCCCGAGCGATCTAGCGTTTTTCGGCTGCTGCCGGAGCGGAATCGATGAATCCGACCGTCGAGGATGAATTCCTCGGGAGCGTCGAGGCCGGCTTCTTCAATAGCTCTACTAAACTGCACTTCGATCGGGGGCGGGACAACTTCCTGGGGGGGAGACCAAGGGCCTCCAAGAATGTGCGTTAGATCAGCCATTTGGTCAGAGGATTGGTTGTGTTTGACGAATCAGATAATCGCTCAGAATCGTGATCGTTCGCAATGATGGGTTCACATTCAACCCCTTTTTAATGTGATGCAGCGTGTTCGCGTGCAGGCCGGTGGCTTCGGCTACGGCACTGATACGCCGATCGGCCAGGGCCGCTTTGATCTGGTCTAGGCTCAACAACATTTTTCTCACTCCTCTTTGTTTGGGTGTTGACATTGTGACGTGCAATCGTTTACATTGTCAACACCGCAGCGAACAGAATCGTCTGACAGCGCGGCAACGAGGAGAACGAAATGGAAATGATCTACAACAAAGGCTTTTACAAAGTGTGGGCGTGCGAGGTGGGCGATTACGTTCTGATCTGGTCCAGCGACTATCCGACTCGCTCTACCCTGATTGGCACATGCGACAGCATGCTAGACGCACTAGAGTGGGCCCGCGACTGGGTGCATTGCAAAATTGAGGATGTACCTTTTTAAATAATTTCACGTTGGGGTGTTGACAGGCCCACAGTCAAGCCCCACAATACACACATCGAGCGAAAAGATTGTCTGAAGGCTCGACAAACGAAAGGAAACACCATGAAGAACAACGACCTGATGCTTACCCAAGCCGATCAACTGGGCGCGCTGTTGGCTGAGATTGACGTTCTGACCAAAAAGGCCGAGACCATCAAGGCCGCTATGAAAGAGATCGGCGGAGTGCACGATGGCGTGCTATTCCGCTCTACGGTGATCGAATCAAACCGGTCCGTAACGGACTGGAAGGCCCTTTGCGCCTCCCAGGGCATTGGCTCCGATGTGGTGGCCGCCCACACCAAGACCACGGCGGTCTACAGCGTCAAGACCACATCAAAATAAAGGAGGGGGGCTCTCAGCCCCCATGACATGGAAACCCCTCCCCCTGGATGGCCCTTCCCGACGTACAAAGGGAACCCACTGCCAAAACCCAAACCTTCACCGTTCCGTGAGGAACCTCTACCAACTGCGCCACCGGCGCCTTTCTAACAAGTGTGTGTTAAAATGTCTTAACTTAGCAAAAGGTTAAAACATGCCAAACATTAGCAAAAACGTATCTGGCCAAAAATTTGACATGCTTCTTGCTGTTGAAATTATTGGAAAACGAGGAAAAGCAAATTTATGGAAATGCATATGCGATTGTGGGTCGGAAACATTTGCAATAGTTTCTCAATTGACAAGAGGCGACAGAACTTCTTGCGGGTGCAAGAAAAAACAAAAAAAATCACCAAGGCCAGATTTAATTTTAAGGAATAAACAAAATGCAAAACATGCAATGTCAAAAAGTCATACATATAAAAGTTGGAAATCAATGAAATCTCGTTGTTACGATAAAAACGATAAAGATTATCCAAGGTGGGGCGGCAGAGGAATTACAGTTTGTGATTCATGGAAAAATTCATTTATTGAGTTTTATAAAGACATGGGAGACCGCCCAAATGGTCACACGATAGACAGGATAGACAACAATGGAAATTATGAACTTAAAAATTGTAGGTGGGCTGTTCCAAAAGTACAAAGCAACAACACAAGAAAAAATTATTACATTGAATACATGGGAAAAACTCAAACAGCGAAACAATGGGCAGAAGAATTAAAAACAGTTGAATATAAAACTATTCTTTATCGTTTGCGAAATGGCTGGGAAACTCACGCAGCATTAACAACTCCATCAACCATTAAAAGGAAATAAAAATGGCTATCAACCTGAAATCAACGAAAGCTTTGGCAGCATCCGGAGTAAAAATTCTTGTTTATGGGCAAAGTGGAGCAGGCAAAACCAGCCTGATACCGACCCTGCCCGCCCCCATAGTGCTGAGCGCAGAGGGCGGCTTGCTCTCAATTGCAGGGGCTGACGTGCCCTACATAGAGATAAGCGACATGGCCAGTTTGCGGGAGGCTTGGCAATGGATAACAGAATCGTCCGAAGCTAAAGAGTTTCAATCTGTGGCCCTGGACTCAATCAGCGAAATAGCCGAGGTCGTCCTGAACGCCGAGAAGAAGGCGACCAAAGACCCCCGCCAAGCCTATGGCGCGATGCAAGAGCAAATGGCAGACATCATAAGAGCGTTCCGCGATCTGCCTGGCCGCCACGTCTACATGAGCGCGAAATTGGAGAAGACCCAGGACGAAATGGGTCGGGTGTTGTATGCGCCGAGCATGCCGGGCAATAAGACTGGCCAACAGTTGCCCTATTTCTTTGACGAAGTGCTTGCTTTGCGGGTGGAACGCGACGCCGAGGGCAACACACAACGGGCACTGATGTGCGATTCTGACGGGCTATGGCTTGCCAAGGACCGCAGCGGAAAGCTTGAGATGTGGGAAGGCCCTGACTTGGGGGCGATCATCAAAAAAATTGAGACTTAAAAACAATCATGAACCGGCACGACATCTTCGAAATCTGGCAGTACACACAGCTTCAGAATCAGGACCAGGATTGGGGTCTGGTGGCTATTAAATTCGCTCAGGCAATAGCCCGCATTGAGCGAGAGCAGATAGCTCGAATGTGCGACGACTACGCTATGCAAGAAGACCCGACGGAGTTCCCTCGGGACAACTTTACGGGCGGAAAAGCGTTTGCTGCTCAGGATCTGGCGGAGAAGATACGTGCCCGGGAAGACTTGGGGGACTGCAATGACTGAAGAAACGCTAAAACTGGCTGGGCGCGCCGTGGGCATGGATGTTTGGTTCAATCATGAAGTGGGCTCATACGGATACGGTGCCCCGACATCGTTCACGAAATGGGATCCGCTACGTGACGACAGAGATGCATTTAGGCTCATGGTCGCACTGAAATTAAGTGTTCGACACAACTGGAACCTGAACGCGGTTGACGTGTCCGGCAATGTCTATCATCAGCCCGACCGAGATGAAAGGATGGCTGAGTTTTATGGGCCAGAGAGTGGCCAAGACCCGTACACAGCAACTCGAACCGCGATTGTCAATGCGGCCGCAACGATAGGGAGATATTTATGAACGACTTAGAAAAACTGGCGCATGACTGGGAGGAGGCGAAAGCTTTTGAGGCCCAGGCAATAGCGCGACGCCGAGAGATTGAGGATCAACTCACCCAGGCGCTTGCGATCCCGAAGGACTTGGAAGGCACTAAAAACGAAGATGCAGGACAATACAAAATAAAGATCGTTGGTCGGCTGGATCGAAAGGTCAATGCTGATAAACTGCAAGAACTCGCCCAGGAATCCGGTCTAACCGAGCACTTGGGCAGTCTGTTCAGATGGAAGCCAGAGATCAACATGACAGCGTGGAAAGCTGCCCATGAGTCGATCACTGCTCCCCTTCTGGACGCTATCACCACCACGGCCGGAAGGCCGTCATACGCCATAACTCGAAAGGACTGAACCATGGCTTTCTTATCACAATCATTCGACATCAACGAATTGCCAGAGGCAACTAACAATTACGGGCCTCTGCCCGCTGGTTGGTACGCCGTGACTATTTCCAAGGCTGACGTTAAGCCCACAAAAGCGGGTACTGGAGAGTACATCAATCTGATGTACACGGTCACAGGCCCGACCCACCAAGGCCGCACCGTCTGGGGCATCATTAACATTCGAAACCCGAACCCGAAAGCCGAGGAGATCGGGCGCCAGCAACTTGGCGAGATTATGCGGGCGACTGGACTGTCTAAAGTCACGAACACAGATCAACTGATTGGCAAGGATCTTGTGATTAAGGTCGCAGTTAAAGAGGACGACCGAGGCGGTGAGCGTAACGACGTGAAGGGATTCAAGGCCGTTCAAGGAGGCTCAATTCCCTCTATGCCTACCGCTGCGCCCGAGGCTCCAGCAGCAAAGGCCGCTCCCCCGTGGGCTAAGAAGTAATCAAAAAAAAGCCCCCTGCAAGGGGGGCTTAGCAACTCAAAAGGAGGAGACGGTTAATTATGGCTCAGATTATAGTCAAAGACAAAATCGTTGAGGAAATAGACGCTGCGCACGAGGCTGCGCAAGAACGCCCCAGGCCGCATATGGGGGCCTCGATGCTGGGTCATCCGTGTGATCGGTGGCTGTGGTTGTCATTCAGGTGGGCGGTGATTGAGAAGTTTGAGGGTCGGATTCTGAGGTTGTTCCGCAGAGGCCAGATGGAAGAAGCCACAATCATCAGCGACCTAGAGGCTATCGGGATCGTATTCAAAAAGACAGACGGGCAGGCCAGGGTGGATTTTGGATCTCATGTCTCAGGCTCAGTAGACGGCATCATTGAATCCGGTGTTCCTGATGCGCCGAAGGCGAGACATGTGGCGGAGTTCAAGACCCATGCACTGAAAAGCTTTGAGGATCTGGTTGCAAAAGGTGTGCAGCAGTCTAAGCCGATGCACTGGGCGCAGATGCAGGTTTACATGCATGGCCTGGGGATACATCGGGCGCTTTATGTCGCGGTTTGTAAAGATGATGACAGGCTATACACAGAGCGGTTACACTACGATAACAAAGCAGCCGAAAAGCTGGTTGATCGAGGCAGACGAATTGCGATAGCAGACAGGATGCCGGAGCCGTTGAGCACAAATCCTACGTGGTACGAATGTAAGTTTTGTGCAGCGCATGAGTTCTGCCACAAGACAAAGCTAACAGAGCAGGTCAATTGTCGGACATGCGCACATTCAACGGCAACAGCAGCAGGAAATTGGGAGTGTGCAAAGTGGGGCAATGACATCCCAGAGGATTTTCAGCATAAAGGCTGCTCTTCTCACGTCCTGCACCCGGATCTGGTGCCGTGGAAGATGAAGGGCAGTGATGAGAACGGGTGGAGAGCGGTTTATCTTGTTGATGGGCGCGAGGTTGTGAATGGTGAACCTGGGCCTGGGGTGACGAGCAGTGAGCGACTAATAAAGGGGGTTATATGACAGCAGCAGAGACGTACATACCAACGATGGCCGACGCCGTTGAAGCTGGGGATAACGCGTTGATGAACGAGCAAGCAGCCCTTTTGCGGGAGTGCCGAGCTGCGCTTGACGAGCTTTTGAAAAAGAAACCCATGATGGCGGCAATGCTGTGCGGGTCAACGACGCTCGGAAATCTCAGAGCTTCACTGTATGAGTACCGTCCGAAGGGGGTGATATGAGCAAGTTACGAGAAGCAGTTGCGCAGGCGCTTGACGCGCTTACAAAAATTCATCCAGCAAATATGAGCTGGGAAACTGGTGATGCGTGGATGAATGCTGTGCAGATTTTGCGTGAAACACTAGCGCAGCCTGAACCGGAGCCGGTGGCGTGGAGCTACGAACTGGCGACCACCATGCTGGAACACGGATACGACGGCTGGACGCGTTGCATCACGCAGCACAAACCGACAGTGCCAGAAGGCGCAATCAGAAGCCTCACACCCCTCTACACCACTCCACCCCAGCGCAAGCCGCTGACGGATGCGGAAATATTTGGGCTGTATGAATCGACTTCGTTTGATTGGGTTCAAGGCAAATCAAGTAAATGGATTGAAGTACTTTTCGCCCGAGCCATCGAGCGTGCACACGGGATAGGGAGTGAGGAATGAAACGAGACGACATCATCAAGCTAATGCAGCAAGCCTGCGACCCCGATAAGAAGCCCGCGTGGCATAACGGTTTTTGGACGATCACTCAGCTGGAGCTTGATATCTTCGTCGATCTTGTTTTGAAAGCAGAACGAGAAGCATGCGCGGAGGCGCTGCGCGAATCGAAAGCACTTGGCTTGCTGCGCGATTACCACATCGAGCGCGAACATGGCATCGGGGGTGAAGAATGAACTTACTTGATTTCTTGAGCGGGGTTTTTTTTGGACTTGGAATCGGCTTCAGGTTGGGTACATGGATTTACAGCCTGCACCATCGAGCGAGCAAACAAGCTAAGAGGTGAGCAATGAAAGAAGACTCAATAGATCAACTCGCCTGGGAATGCGGCTTCTTGGATGAAGATTTTGAGAAGCTTAGAAAGTTTGCCCGTCTGATTAGGGCCAGGGCCTTCTTAGATGGATTTGATGCAGGCATGAATTATCAGCAGGTTTTGAACGACAAGGAGCCGGATAAATGAGAACAATGATTGCATTTGCACTGCTGTTTGCCACTCAAGCCCAGGCTGAATCATGGGGCGGTAAAGACAAGTGGCAACACGCGCTTGTTGGGGCTGGCACTGGTGCCGTGTTCGCCAAGGCCACGAATGATTGGCGCTATGGGTGCGCCGCCGCTGCGGCTGTAGGACTCGCTAAAGAGCTTTACGACAGTCAGCGACGTGACAGGCACACCCCATCGTTCAAGGATTTTGCCGTTACCGCTGCGGCTGGATGCGGCTCTAGCATTGTCGTTGCACCAAACTATATCGGCTTCAATATCAAATTCTGAGGATCACATGCCAAGACCTGCACCCCCATGCAACAAGGGCCGCAAAATCATCAAGGTGAATGCACTGATGATGGCCCAGCTAATGAAACATTTGATGGAAGGCGACTATACATGCCAGGAGCTGGCCGAGGAAACGGGCCTGCACTACGTGACCGTTCTTCATTACACCCGCGAGATGTACAGAGAAGGAGTGCTGCACATCTGTAAATGGGACAAGCGGCCAGAATCAAAAGATCCAATAAGAATTTACAAGTTTGGATCAAAACCTGATGCCAAGAAAAAAATAATGACAGATGTGGAAAAGTCTCAACGGTACCGACAGAAAAAGAAACAACTAAGGTTGGTTCAAATGATGGCAGGAGACTCTACGAGGTGCACCCGGAAACCGAAAGCACAGCAGACACAACAAAAGGAAGCAGCATGAAGATAAAACTAGCACCCCCAAAAATGGATGCATTTGATGAGGATGACATCGCCGTTTTTACGATGGAACTAGTAGATGAGTCTGCCGCCAGCATTGAGATTAGGGCTTGGATTGATAGAGACAATTGGCCGGTGATTCAACAGGCTGTGGCTGATGCTTTGGAAATGATGTTTCCGGGGGGAGGGTAATGCTCCGTGACTACCAGCAACGCACAATCGACCATCTGTACCAATGGTTCAGAAACGGCAACGAGGGGAATCCTTGTTTAGTGCTTCCGACTGGCTCAGGTAAGAGCCACATCGTTGCGGCATTGTGCAAGGATGCCTTGCAGAACTGGCCAGAAACCCGGGTTCTGATGCTCACTCATGTGAAAGAGCTGATTGAGCAAAACGCGGAGAAAATGAGACTCCACTGGCCGGGAGCGCCAATGGGTATTTATAGCGCAAGCATTGGACGGAGGCAACTCGGGGAGCCTATCACTTTTGCAGGCATTCAGTCGGTGAGGGACAAAGCTCATCTGATTGGTCACGTTGATCTGGTCATCATTGATGAGTGCCACCTTGTCGGACACAAGGACGAAGGAGGTTATAGGCGGCTGTTGGCCGACCTGAAGGACATCAATTCCAATCTTCGTGTGGTGGGCCTTACCGCTACTCCCTGGAGGCTAGGACACGGTTTAATCACTGATGCGCCCGCGATCTTTTCCGATCTAATCGAGCCGGTGAGCATTGATGAACTGGTCAAACGCAAGTTTCTTGCTCCGTTGCGATCAAAGGTAACCGCTGAGCGACTGGACGTATCAGGCGTTCGCAAGCGTGGCGGGGAGTACATTGAGGCCGAGCTGCAAGCCGCCGTTGACAACGAGGCACAAAACAGAGCGATCGTGCAGGAGGTCATCACTAGGGCCGATGATCGTAAAGCTTGGCTGTTCTTCTGTGCCGGTGTCCGTCATGCTGAGAACGTGCGAGACGTGCTGCAAAGCCTCGGAATCGTTGCGGAGTGCGTGACAGGGGATACGCCGAAAGCGGAGCGTGAACGCATTTTGACGCTCTACAAAGCCGGGCAAATCAGGGCATTGACGAACGCGAATGTGCTAACGACAGGGTTTGATTACCCTGATATTGATCTGGTTGCCATGCTGCGCCCGACGATGTCACCTAGCCTGTATGTGCAGATGGCAGGCCGAGGAATGCGCCCAAAGAGCCACACCGACCATTGCCTAGTGCTAGATTTTGCTGGTGTAGTGGCGACACATGGCCCGATAACGGCAGTGCAGCCTCCGAAGAAGGCAGGATCAGGCAATGGCGAGACCCCAGTAAAGCTGTGCGAGGCTTGCAACGAGCTGTGCCCGATCTCCGCCAGAAAATGCCCAGCTTGTGGCGCTCCGTTCCCTGAACCAGAAAAAAAGCCCCTGACGCTGCACGTTGACGATATCATGGGCATCGAGGGCACAGAGATGCTCGTACGGTCCTGGATCTGGCGTAAGCACACAAGCAGGGCATCAGGTAAAGAAATGTTCGCGGTCACTTATTACGGTGCCCTGAGTGATCCTCCGGTTACCGAGTATCTGACAATCACGCATGATGGGTATCCGGGTGAAAAGGCAATTAGGACGTTCATGGACATGGCCAAAAAAGCCGGTGCGCCCATCGGGTCTCACGAGGATCTAGACGAATGCGCCAAGATCATGACGAAGGCCACGCCGCCGAGCTTGGTGGAGTACCGCAAAGAAGGGAAGTTTGTTCGAGTTATCAACCGAGAATGGGGGATCAATGAGTGAGCCACACGTTGTCCAGGTGTACCGAGAGAAACTGAGAGAGGCAAAGAAGGGTTTGTACCCGCCGAAGTGCTGTTACACATGCGACCATTTTGCAGACCATGACTACTGCACGATGTTCGATGAGAAAGTGCCGAAAAATTTTGCCGGGTCAATAGATCAATGCCCGAGTTGGTTTGAGGAGATCCCATTTTGATGAACAAACAAGAACGACATCAGTTTGATCGTTTAACCCGTTTGCTTGAGGTTGAGAGAGAACGCGCCGAAAAAGCATGGGTCGGATACCGTGAGATTTTGTATGAAGTGGTGGATCTCAGGATGAAGCTAGAAAGAATTGAGAAAGCACTTAATGAAAACTTTGACTGACGTTGTACCCACCGAACACTTTGAGCAACGTGAGTTTGTGAAGTGGTTCAGACAGACATATCACGGGGTCAGAATCTTCGCCATCCCAAACGGAGGAGCCAGAACAATCACCACGGCAACGCGCCTGAAGTCTGAGGGCGTGTGCAGAGGGGTGCCCGATCTTTTCATTCCATCCTGGGGCCTGTGGGTGGAGATGAAGCGGAAGAAGGGTGGCGTTGTTAGCGCCGATCAAAAAGACTGGATTGATTACCTGGAGGCCAATCAATACCATTGCATCGTTGCCAAGGGGTGTGACGACGCAAAGCAACAAATTGGGGAGTTTATCCTAGAACACATTGACATTGAATGTCAGCGCATTCACAATTGAACCCATCGCAACACACAACCCGGAGCTTCCGAAATGTGCTACATCACCAGCCAAACCAACAAGTACCTCGATCAAATGGAACAAGACGAAAAGGAATATGAAGAGGAATTTCAGTTCATTGCTGAATTTCGTATTGATGATGTTTCATACGAGATGGAGAACGACACCATCACGTTTGTTGAGGCGTGCAACAAGGTTGAGAAGGGTCTCATGAGCCTTGAGCAATTGGGCCGATTGGTGATGACTGCACGAAACGACATTATTGACTCTATGATCGACTAACAAATATGGGGGTCTGAAAAGGTAAGTTCGGGTGAGCCCGACACCCCCGCCAAATCATGAATACAAAAGCCCTGAAATTGGTAAGAAAGCTGTGGAATAACAGTTCGGTTTCACGGAATGTAAACCGGCACAATCAGCGCGAGTGGGTTCGTGCTGTTCGTAAACTAGGCAAGCGGTGGCTGCTTGCGGAGACTCAATCAAAAGGAAACGTATGTCAGACGTGGAAGGAACATTGCAGGAACGTGGCAAGAAATACGGCAAGTTTTCGGGACATGCAGAAGTCTCACAGGACCTCAAGCTTGTAATTCGGACACACCTCAAGCATCGAGGCAAGATTCTTGCCTTGGACCAGCAAGAGGCCCTAGATATGATCTGTCACAAGATCGCCAGGATCATCAACGGGGACGCCGACTACGCCGATAGTTGGCACGACATCGCAGGCTACTCAACTTTGATTGTTCAACGACTGAAAGGAGATGATGATGTGTAACGGTAACTGTGGTCAAGGTCGTCAATGCGATTGCGTTACAGATTTTGAATTCGAATGGTACGAAAAAACAGAATTCGAGAGTTTTGCCTCGAAAGCTGCGACAATTTTACTGGTTTTATTGATCGTCATAAGCCTCGCCGGCTTGGCGATGCTTCATATATAAGATTCGTTCAGCAATACGACGCCGTTGTAACCCGGGCAGGACTTTCCCGCCTGCTCGGACAAACTTCAGAAACTCGCTGGCTGCTCCAGCGTAGTCTTTTCTGAGGTGCTTTCTTCTGAGCGTTGACCGCTGAAGGGCACCGAGCCCCAAGTTGAAAGCGAAGCTAACCAAAGCATCAAATTGACATTGCGAGATGTTTGTTCCGCACAGTCTCTCAACACCCCGCTCAAACCGACGAAGATCATTTCTGAGTAGATCATTGACTTCCTCTTGTGTGAATGTCCGATTGTGAGCTGGAGCGAGTTGGAAGTGCATACGCTCCTCGAGCGTTAGGTGATGCTGCCTTGGGTACAAAACATGCCCGACGCCGACAGTCCAGAGCAAAGCAGGGCACCTGTATGGCTTGAGCCTGACACCCTCAAAGTGTTTGATAAGGCTGATGCCGACTTCTGAAGTCTTCATTTGCCGAAGGCTCTGCCGCCGAAGTGGAACGCTATCACGGAGGCAAATAGCGCCTGGGTGTTCTCGTCCCAAAGCTGCGCAGCCACATCAACGAACGATGCGCCAGCAGCCACACCGTAAAAGAAAATCCCGATGTCAATCAGCACCAAGAGGATAAAGAACCCATAGGTAACCACAGGCCGCACTGATGCTCGAAGGTTAATCACCCACTGGCTAGCACCCTCGCCGATGGCAGCATCATGGGTGTAGATCGCCTTCATTTCGTCGCTCTGTGCGCCAATTCTGGCCTGGATCTCTCGGCTTGCAATCTCCATCTCCAGCTGAGCGGAGCGGATCTCCTCTAGTTTGGCCTCAGCATCAAAGCCAATCTTTCGGAGTTCCAACTCCCTCTGAATCTGCATCCCTAACAGCTCAATCTCTTGTCGCTTGTCGCTGCGATCCTTCATGAACTCCAAGAACCTGGGCAATCCGCCAGCCAGAAACGAAACGATTGTGCTGAGTAGGGTAAGCATTATTTTTTATCCTCTTTATTGTCTAATTTGTCACTGATTTTGCCGAGTAACGTTTTGACCTCGCTCATATCTTCTCGATAATCATCACGTCGAACGTACTTTGCCGGGGAGGTTCTGGCCTCATCTTCCAGCCGCTCAATGGCCTTGTAAATGTTGTTCAGAACCCAGCCACCAAGGAAACCGGCAAGGCTTACGGCTGCGTTAAAGATCATCTGATTGTCCAATTTATCACCTAATTAAATTTTAAGTAAACAAATACCAACCATTAGGGGTTGATGTAAGGATTGCAGTCCATCCAGACCCAGTCAATGTGACATTCGCTCCGGTGGACGTTACTATTCTTGATGTGGTCGTTTCGCCAGCACTGTTGTGAACAAATGTAATATTTGCTCCAACGCTTTCTGATGTTAGCTTAATAGTAGTATTTAACGCTCCATTCAAAACGCCTGTAATTGATTTGGTTAGAGCCCCCAACGTGTACAGGGTGCGCTTATCGGCATCTAGTTGCGTTCCGGAAACGCTAGACAAATCTACAATCAAAGTTTGAGGCTCACCTGAAATTCCATAGTATGCGTAACCAGTTCGCACAAGACCTTGATCTGGTGATATGTTGTTATAGCCAAGCGTTACACCACTTAAGTCAAGAGGAGGAGTGGACCCAGTATCTGCAAAAATACAATTTTCGATTTTGTTTAGAACGCATCCAGAATCAATGACGACATATGCAATGTCGGTTGCCAATCCATAAAACAGACAGCTATTGAACTTATTTGAAATGGAGCTTGCTTCAAGTTTGACAGGAATTAGTGTTCCATCTTGGAATACAAACTTACAGTGATCGAAAACCACTCCACGAATAGTAGAAAGCCGAACATCACGAGAATTGTTCTTAAATACGCAATCGTTAAACCTCAGTGAATACAATGATGTATAGCTAGGATTAACAGACGGGCCCGCTCTAACTCCGAAGTAAGAATCTTGGAATATACAGGAGTTAAATACCGTACTACCTTGAGAACCATAAAAACGGAAGCAGGCACTATCTGTTTCCTTGTTGTTTTGGAACTGGCAGTTGTTGAAAGTGAATAGGTGATATTGATTTGTCCATGCTGGAAGCGGGTCACCGGTAGAACCGTCTTTGTCAGGAGACAAAACCTGGACAATATAATTTATAACGCCGTTTAAGAAATTCGCTCCAGCATAGTGCGAGCAATTCTCAAAAATCACGTTTTCAGAAACTCGCTGAATGCTACGGTCACCAGTCCACGCATATATGAAACTCTTGACGTTTTCTCCATAACAGTTCAAGAACTTGATATTATAAGCAGCGGCAACACGCAAAAATCCAACTGATGTAGCATTGTTGTACCCGTTGAAGTTCTCAACAATCACATTGTAAGGATACATGCCATAGTTATCGGGCGGGGTTGGGCCTGTTGCAGCTTCACCGTACTCGATATTAATGCCATAGTCGCAGTCGCCGGTTATGTCTACGTTTTTGACGATCAGGTTATAGGCATTGCCGACTATAGCCACAAACAAGGTGTAGTTTGCACAGTTACTTGCAGTAATATTTGAAATTTCAATGTCGTGAGTCGGACCATTACCAGTTGTGCTGTTGTCGCCAATCCAAATAATCCCAGTTGGAACAACTGTGCTAAGTGTTGCCCTTGTAATGGTTGATTCATATACAAAGTTTTTGATTTTTATGTTATTTACACCGTATATATAAAATAACGGCTTGGCTCGGTTCGCTTGATTTGCTGGCCTATAAGTCTGCACATCATCAATGATTGTTGCGCCTTGCCAGTCAATCGTAACGTTCGATGGAATTACGATCTCATCACGGATCAAATAAGATTCGCCATCCACACCAATAAGAGTTTTGCCCTGAGCAGCATTCACAGCGTTTTGAATTGCAACAGTGTCATTTGCAATCCCATTGCCAACCGCGCCAAAATCTTTGACGCTGACAGATTCGCGGAGCTTTGCTTGAACGGTAGTAGCAACAGCGCCAACACCTGCAGGGTCATATTGAACGCCAGCCGCATTAGGACTGATCCCGCTCCCGTCCGGAAAGCTGTAAACCAGGTTCGCCTTGCTATCAAGCACCTTGATGGAGAAGTTGACACCGTTCACATAAAGTTGTGCAGGGGTGCCAGCATTCGACACGTAACCGTTAATGGTGCGCAGTGGTTGAGCTGCAAGAATCGTCAGCGCATCGTCAAAATAGACCTGCACAGGGTTGGTTTGAGGATCAAGATATGGCGTTCCAATGTAGACGTAGCCATTGTCCAACGGCTGACCATCACGGTCTTGGAACACTGGGAAAGGTACGTTGATTGATAGTGCTGGCATGGGTCACCCGTGGGTTGATGGTGTGAGTTTACGTTATTCTTGAGGCTGTTTTTCTTTTTCCATCTGCTGGATGGTAAGAGCCAATTTGTTTAGCAATTTGACTTCTTCTGGTGTGTTCCTTGGTGACTGAGCCAGTTTAATCAGAATATTTCTGATTGGTGCAGATTCATAGATTCTCGCAGCTCCGCCAATTGTCCCAGCCGTTGCGGTTGATGCCATGATGCTACCCAATATCCCTAGATCAGAGAACGCTTGACCAAGACCAGTCGCAGCAACAAACGGAATAGCCTGTGCGCCAGTAGCTGGGCTTACTCCTGCCTGTGATGCTCTTTGCGTCAATGTGATAGCCTTCGAGAGGCCTTCCAGTTGCTTAAGATCGTCTCCTTTGAAGAACGACTTCACAGATGGACCAAGCCTCTCAAGTTCATTTCTGAACGCTTCTGGGCTGTATGTTTTCCCACCGACAACGGTTGCATCAGGAACGCCAGATTTGTTCGCAATCTGATTGATAATCGCAGCCTTTGCGAAATTCCTACCATTTGGAGTAAGCGACTTATATAGCATCGCTGAATCGCTTGGCTTTTTGCTCAACAGCATATTCATGACAAGTTCTGGTGTTACGTCTGCCTTGTCTATTGCTGACTTCAATGCTGTTTTTTCCAGATCACCAATTGAATCTGCAAGATTTTTATTTGCAATCTTCCACTTTGCTAAGTCTCGTGGCTGTCCATTTGCAGAAATAAAATCACTCATATCATCTTGCAAAGGTCCATAGATTTTCTTTGCAACTTTTTGAGCTTCAGTCTTGATTGATGCAAGGCTGTCATCTTTCAGCCAGTCACCAATGACTTTTCTGTTTGATTCAACAGCTTTAATGCTTGGATTATTCTGTAATTTAATCTTTAGCTCTTGAAGGCGATTGATTAGAGGATCTGCTCCAGTAACATCCCTAAGCCTAATCATCTCGTCGTCAATCTGCTGAACTGTTTTATTTACAGGAACAGTACCTGCAGCATCAAGCCTATTAAATACGTCATTCTTCATTGACGTATATTTTGCAACGATGTCGGATCTTTTCTTTACAACATCTTGTATGATGTCATCTGAAAGGTTCTCTGAACCTGTTACTCCGTATTGAGAAAACAAGTTCTTGACAGCATCCATCCGTTCAGCCTGTTGAGCTGCTCGAACAGGACCAGTTCCAGCGATTGGAATACGCTCTCCAATCTGTTGGCCTGTCTTTCCAATGAATGTTTGTGGCTTAAGAACGTCTGACGTTAAAACACGAACGCCGAATTTTTCTGCTGCCTCAAGTGCTCCTTTGATTGGCTCAACAATTGGTTGAGCTAATGATTTGATTGCGCCTGGTGTCCTAGCAATAACAGGAACAATTGGAGCAGTCGCTCCAGCAATAACAACTTCTTCAGGATTAAATTCCCCACCTGTAGCTGATTGTGAAGTCTCAATCGCTGCTTGAGTTGCTGCAGATCCGATAGCCATTCTTGGAATAGTTGTTGCCCTTCCTGCAGGGGTAAAAGAAAGAACGCCACCAAGAATCCTTGGGATGTCCCCCATGCTGACTCCTGGAGGAATAACGTATTCTTTTTGGTCTATTGAAGACCTCATAATGTAATTTCCCTTTGGATCTTGCCTAATTTGCAAGTTCGGGAAGTTTGCTTTCATGATCTGC